TATTTCACAGTATTTGTGATAACGGTCTGGCATTTCCTTGTCAGAGGCGTCATAGATGATCTTCTTCCGAGAGAGAAGTTCTTGTTTAGATTTCCTATACCAATCACCGTCAGAGCTGTCCACTTTTTACTGCCTCCACCCACCAAGATGGGAATATATGCTTGTTTCTCGCTACGAGATGACCGAATTGGCTATCAAGTATGTAACTTATTGACCAATCATCAAGAGACCTAGTTGCTCTTCCTGTCATCTGGATTAGCGAGCGGATTGTTCTACGAGCATACCAAAGGTTTCCGTCGGGGAACCCATAGAGACGTTTATTCACTTGAGGGCTAGCAAGGTTGGGATAGGGAATTTTAGCTACGAGAATAACACGACATAAATTCCCGGGCAAATCTATTCCCCTTTCCATACTAGGTGATATGAGTGCTACTGGGCCACTATAGGACTTGAATCGCTCTAGCATCTGTGCCCTATTTTTGGTGTCATGAGTCATCACTAGGTGATGAGCTGGGCGTATATAATCCACCAGGAAGTTCCTAAGGTCATAACTTACAGCATGTATTAGGACTTTTTCCTCGGGATGATGATTTAGGACAACCTCTACAGCATTACCCAACTTGGGATATTCAGAGTCTTTAGTCTTATGAGTTATGTTAGCTATCGGGGAGTATTGGACTTTTCGGCTTTCTATAGGAAAAGGAGATGGTAGGCTGGCCGATTCCACATCCCACGTATGAAGGCCCAATTCAAGAGCCATAGGCTGAGCCCCCATTATTGTGGCGCTCATCCCCAGTGATTTCTCAGTATGGTCCCAAAGGTTACTTTTGGCGAAGGGAGAGATTTTTACTGGTTTGAATACTACTGGGCTAAGGGCCTTGTCTTCCTCATGTTCCATAACCCAATTCTCATCGAGAGTATCAACTAGATAGGTTAGTCTTTTGTAAAGTCTCTTTAATCTCACATAGTCCTTTAACTTAACTGGGGGAAGAGTCTCTTTAGGTTCCATCCTTCTAATTTCGGTCTCTAATCTTAACTTTATCTTTTCAATCCATTCTTTCCACGACTCTGGCCTCGTCTTATAGTGCGGAAGCCCTAGGTCGAATCTTTTTAAGAGCCTAGGAGTAATGGTGACTTCTATGAAGTTCATAAGGTGGTCTTCAAGTGTGTCTACTTCATCCGCTATTATATAACTGAGACCACTAAACTTACCCACGTAGTTGGCTTCAGTTAGGAAAAGAGGATAATTTAACACACATATTGGGGCTATCAGGGCTTTTCGTTTCTGTAGGTTATAGGGACAATCCGAAGCATATTCACATTCATCATCCCCAAGGTATTCCCTACAGATTTCGGAAGTGACTTCCGGCCACAGCTTTGGGAAATGTAAACACGGATAGTTGCTTCGACCTTTAAGAACAGGAATGTGGAAGTCACTTTCGATTTGGTCCTGGAGCTGTTTGGTGGATACCAGGTAGACTGCTCTGGGCTCTTTCATAAGCTTGTGGGCTGCTAGGGCTAGGAGGGATTTCCCTGAGCCAGTCGGGGCCTCGACAAGAAAAAGCGGCTTCTGGGAATTAGTTACCTCCCGAGACGTTTCCAGTTGAAGTTCTCGGAAGGTAGGAAACTTGTTTGGGTCAAAGCCAAGGTCAGAGGGAACTTTTATCTCTTGCGAAGAACTAATCATACTATTTATTAACCTCTAAATACTCGCCATACTTTTCCTTAATCATACCAGTAAGGAGGCCCATCCAGTAATCATTCTTAATACCACTGGCGAGACTATACTGTTCTCTAACTAACTTCCTCCTATGATCTAGGGACCTAACCTCCAAGAGCCTCATTCCCAGGTTACTTACTGACTTTGAGAGTCTCTCGTAACCTAGATGTTCTTCATCCAGATCCTCCATCATATTTAGTCTGGTCATTAAATCATTTGCTTGGTGAGAGTCCACTTCAGATACAAGCAAGCCACATAATCTCCAAATGGCATCTCTAAAAAAATCAGGAGGAGTCTTATAGGGGAATTTCTTAGAGGCTACAAGGATCTCCACCAGCCTAGCAAGATCAGGTGTAATTCTAGCTTGAACTTTTTGCCCATGCCCTTTCTCATCCGTAGGTTTAATGTAGAACTCGTCCAAACTATAGGGGTCAGCAGGAAATTGCATAGCCTAAACTCCTTCCCTTGTAATCTATTATTTATAATTGGAGCGTACGTATTCTAACGCTCCATCGCTCCACGGATTAAAACCTGAATCTAAGACATAATGTGGATACATGATTCCTAATCTTTTTTCGACCCAGCCCCATCTCCATTAGCAATCTCGAACCGGTAGAGAAGTTCATCTCTCATGCCAAAGTAAACTACAGCCTGACACTGGTTCACATACTCCCTCATGGTCATACTAGACTTTCTAGCCATCCTGCGAATAAAGTCTCTCGGTACAGAAATTTCTACAGTATCAGCCCCCCTCCGTGCGAAACGAAGCTTGTAGATTTTAATAAAGGCTTCTTCAATAGGGAACTCAATTACCTTTGGACCAGTAGCCATTCTTTCCTCATAGCTTATGATTTATCTTATACAATTATTATATATCACAAAATCCTTGGAGGCAACGTTTCTCAAACTCAGGATATCCTTGACAAGGGATATTTATTGTGGTATAATGAGAGTATAGTAGAGGTAGACTATGATAGGTATTGGGGCCTTAACCTGGAGATCCCTAGGGGTTCCGGAGGCTTTGCTCCCAGCACCTCCGCCATTCCTCCCTTTACCCAAGGGGTTAATAATGGGGGTGGAAGGACTACCCAGCTGGAGAGCTTATAGCCTCAACGGGTCCATGATGGAAGACCTTGGGACTGTATACGGGGAGACTGAGAGTGAGGCTCTGGAAGCTGCCGAAGGCGTAGCTCAGATGAATGGAGGATTCTCTGCAGTGAAAGTGGTGAGGGAGTAATGTTCAAATTTCCGTTTCCACCTCCAAGGCTTCCACTCCCAGGGGAGTCACTGTTTCCTGAGGAAGAAGAGGAAGAGGGGGTAGAAAATGAAGAGATAAGTAGGGAATTCGTTGGGAAGATGAAATCCAAAGGATTTGACCCAGAACTGATCAATATGGGTCTCAAGGTAGCAAGGAACCACATGAGACCCCCCGAAGAGGCCTACCGGATAGGTGAAAACTATATCCGTGAAATGGCTAAGTAAACAACGAAAGGAGGTGATAAAGAATGGTGATCAGTCTAGGCGAAATGGCTGCAAAGGGCCAGGCCAAGTTAGCAGCGAAAGGTGGTACTATGGCCAGCTCTTGGAATGCGGCTAGAGGAAGAATGGCTGCCGGCTATAATGCCTGCCCATTCGGCCCAACCCGGAAGGCGGCTTATCAGACCGGGATTAGTGCAGCCACTTACCACGCCCCGGATCCCAATAAGTGGTCTACTAACTGGCAGGCCAAGATGAGTGAGTGAGAAGTTTAGCTTCTCTAAGCTCTTAAGTTAGCAAAAAACAGCCCTCCCTAATGTAAATTAGGTTGAGGGCTTTGTTGTAGCCTCTTTAGGGAGATGGTAGTAAACAGTCCGTAGGCAACTTGTCATCCCGTAGCCTTATAAATTATAGTAGAACATTAGTCCAAGACCACCACCTTCACCTTGAGGATATTTCCCTATTTCTTTTCTAGATACCATCATTCCTCCTTTCAGGTCAGGCTGTGTCTAACTTAATGTACTCCACAGGTAGTTTTTAATAACAAGCAAAGACATTCTTCCTTATGTTCCACTTGTTCAAATATCATTGGGATAACGGCGTGTTTCATACATTCCTTACATAATCTGGGCTTAACGAAGAAAGTTATTGAGTCGGCTGAAAAGTAGTTATTTGCCAAAAACTTTTTAGCTACCTCAAAAGCCTCATCCCAACATGTTGCTATTTCACACCTAGTTGCGGTTGTGGAGTCTATGGCTCGGTAACGGGTGGAAGTAATACTTATAAATATCTTACTTCCAGGGTTCCAATAATCCACGCTTTCCATCTTCATCCTTTCCTAGTCAGGCTGTGTCTGGCTCTCACTTACTGCTTCCTAAGGATTTTCAATATCTCTTGGGCCTTATCTGGGTCTCCTCTACATAATCTAGCTATCTGTACACATTGCCTTACATCCGAGGAAAGTTCATGCTTCTCCCATACTCTCTTAGCTATTAGCTCGCCAAGTTCCTTGGTCACTGACTCTCTCATTTCCAACACCTGGACTGAGACATTAACGAACTCAAGTTCATTGTAGGCCTCAAACTTAAGCCTAGTAAACCTAGATAAGAGGTCTTTCGCTAAGGCGTGGATCTTTATACCTGCTGCAAATACCTTAGTGTCCAACTCAGCTCCACGAGTTTTACCGTACTTAGTTTCGGAGATTATCCCAGTTGCCATAAGGCTGTTAAGTACTCCAATGTGTTCACCAGAAAGCCGGTCTACCTCATCAATTAGGAGATATTTGGGTTGGTAGGTAAATAAGACATTGGCTAATCCAGCTTGAGAGGCTGTCTGAGCAAGACAGTAATAACTTTCAGGTAATCTAGCCAGTTCCATTAAGAAGAGAGTTTTGGCTGAAGCAGGGGGCCCAGTTAGGAGAAGATGGACAGCCTTTTCAGCCTCAATCGCATAGTGGACTATCGTCTTGATGTTATTATGTCCTACTATAATGTTAAATAGGTCTTGTGGGATAACACTAGGGAGTAACCCTAAGGTGGGTTCTTCAAGAGCTTTGATAACCTCCAGGGCTAACTCAGGCTCTCTAACCCTGAAGTGAGTGCCGCTGCGAGTAGATAAGGTTATATCCAGTAGCTTTTCAGTAACCATCTTGTGGAGTGTGGGTACTGGCGTATGGACTGAAAACCATTCCCAGCCATAGTAGTTACCATAACCTTCTTGTTTATATCTTTCCTCACCATCCTTCTCTGCCTGAAGGGCTTCTTTAAGGACCTCTCCCCAACCCTCGTGCTGGGATAAAAGCTGGAATATACGGAGTTTTTCCTCAGGATGTGGATTCATAGTTACCTTCTCCTTCCATCTATTCCGTATTGGGCTTCATTCTTCCAGTATTCTACTTCCTCTCTTGACTCCCTTGATTCCCTAGAGAATTCATGCTCTGTTTCTTTTAATTCATCTTCAAGTCGGTGGATAAACCACCAGAACCTACCCTCTTTTAGTTTCTCCCACTCTTCGTGTATTTGAGTCCACTTCTCTCCTGGATTATCATCACAATGTTTACAAACTGTGATGTTCCCATAGTTGTGGAAAACGAAGCGGTAGTAATCACCAACTTGGAACTTATGTCCACAGAGTTTGCATCGGAAGTATTTGCCATTTCTGCCACCACTCCAGGGAGCTCTAATGTCCTCCTCAGTAGCAATTCTCGGCTTCTGGTCAGTAAAGCTCATGGAGTAACCTCCTAATGTTATTCTATACTGCTGAACATGACTTAGACTTCAGCTGGAAATACCTCTCAACAAACCCACTTTCCATAATATTAGCTCTCTTGTGGCAACCCCAGCATAGCCACATGCCAAATTCCAAGTGGTCATCGTCCCAATGGTGCCAACCTAGCCTTGGGACTTCCCTCTGGCATAGCTCACAGTTACTAGGTTTAGGCCTTCGACCGTAAACTTTATGCCACCCAAGTTTACCATTCACAGTAGTGTAGACCCGATCCAATCTTCTCTTCCTCCTACCCTCCATAGTCCTCAGCTTGTAACCTGGATTCAAGTAGCGGTAAACGATAGTCACCGAAATGCCCAACATGGGAGCTATCCTAGTGCCAGGAATACCAGAGGCTTTGAGGGAATGGATTTGGGCTATTACCTCTGAACTTAGTCTTCTTGTCATCTTATTCTAATTGTATCAAACGTATACCGAAAAGTCAAATAATAAAGGAAGAGCCTATCTGATATGTTCTGAGCGTCTGATGATAAAACGCAAGATTGGAAGTAATTTCCAGCATATCTTGTCTAACCATCGGACCTCAGTACTGAATTCAAAGCCCAATATACGGAAACCGTGTATACCATTGAAGAGCCAATCGTCATACTCGTTCCAAACCCACAGGGCCCAGTCTCTTAAACTGTGGAACTGACTAGGACTCTCCCACTGCCTGATCACTTTATGGCTTAATCCATATAGGCTTATCATTTGTAAGCTTCCTTCCTTCTCATCCAGTCTCGTATAACCTTTGCCTTAGACGGACCTATCAACGGGGTAGTCTCCAATTCAGAGGCCTTAGCTGTGGCTACTCCTTGAAGACTTCCGAAGTTGTCTAATAAGGCCTTTCCAAGTTTCTTCGACACTCCAGGAATACACATAAGACTAGCTATCCTTCGGTCTGTGGCTGCCCTGCGTGCTACAAGGGCGCTGGTATGCTCCTCCTTCTGGTAGTAAGCGAAGAGCTGGTTAATCCTTAAGAAGGCATGTTCGCGAGAGGTAGCCATTTGGAAGCGGAGGCCAGAATCCTGAAACGTTTCTATGAGATTCCACATGTGGGCCCATGTAAGGTGCTGCTGGCCCCCGATGATAATGTCATTGGACTGGCGCATCCACTTACCGAAGACAATAAGTATAGGAATATCTACCGTATCCACAAGTTGGGCTAACTCTCTTCGGGCATCTCCCAGTCGAGAAGTAAGGTCTTGAACTGTCTTGGCTTCTATGCCTACGGATCTTTCATCGTGTGTGTAGAAGAGGAAATCACCAGCATCAAGTTGTTGTCTCCGCCATCCATAGGTCAAGAACTGCTCGATCCAACCCGTCCACTTTTCCCCCCTTCCATCAACCAGCTTCTCTCTCATACTACTAATTTCCTTTCCAAGGCCTGAGCCTACAGGCTGTGATGTGCCACTGCCAGCGGCTGCGACTCTCCGCTCTCACCCAGACCACCCAAGCCAACCTGTGCTTTCAACAGGTCTATCCACCGCCATATTAGGGCTTGGGTTACCAGTACTCTCTAGAAGGGTTCCTCTTCCCCGGCCAGCTCTTCCACCTTCTCAGCCGCAGAAATAACCCTCTGGATCCTCGACCGGGTCCTTCCTTCGAAGGTCTGCTCTTCCCAAATGGTCTTACATATGGCGCCCACACAGTCCATGGGGTCAAACCGGAATATCTTGGCCTCCTTGTCAATTACATAAGGGACCTCCATAGCATCTAACGTTTGGGTAATGTTCCACCAGGCCTTAGGTTTCCGAGAGCACCAGTACCGGCCTTCCCGCCCCTCATATTCAGGGTACTCAGGGTCAGAGATGGCGAATTGGAATTCAGTCTGAGGTTCACCCTTGGAAGATAAACTCTCCTTGGGTTCCTCAATACACTTGGTGAGATAGGTTCCCGGAGGAACCCCTCCAAATTCAGCTCCCTCGGGGATAGGGATTTCCCAGGCCCCTGGGCCTACCTCCTCCTCTTTTTCCTTTTCCTTTGCCATGTTCTCCTCCTTAGGTATTTATTTGTTCTTTCACTCGTTACACCATAGAGACGGCTCGGTGAACCCCCGTCTATTGCTTACCAGGACCGATAACGGGATTTGGATCTTTCCCTGGAGCCACCGGTTTCATTACACATCACCTCCTTCAGTCTTTATTTTCTTTAGGCTCTATCCTCACAGTAGTGGCCTGTGGCTTTACAACCAGGGCCTTCGCGAGTTTTTCCTCTCGTTCTGACTTCTTCCCGGAGGGATATGGCTTCCCATCAAGTGAATCTAGGAAGGTTTGGAACTTGGGGTTAATCATAACCCTACAGAGACCAGTCCTATCCTTTGTAGCTATTGACTCATGAGGTTGAGTAGTGAGGCAATAGTAAGTGTCTGCTCCCCAATGAGCTATGTAACTAAAGCCTATTACAGAGAAGTGGGCTGAGATCAGTTGCTGAAGAGAACCCTGTAGCCCCGGATATATCTTGGTTTTCCCTGTCTTGGGATCATTATCTGGTTCAGAGATACAGGTCACAATCTTGTGCATAGGGAGTTTCAAGAAGGGGTCAATAAAATGTCTGGTCATCTCCAAAAGGTTACCCCAGTTGTTAATAGCCATCCGGTGTCCACCTTTCATAGCTGCCTCCATGAACTTAGCCCCAACTCCTTCATCTCCCGCAAGCTCATAGTCTTTAGCAGCCTGCTGGAAATCTCCGAGTCCATCAAATACTACTCCCTCATAACCAGGCTTGTTCTTCCTGAGAGAGAGATATAAGGGCCAGAGTTGTTTCTCATAATTGGTTATGACATAATAGTCATAGCCTTTAATCCCAGCCTGGTCAAGAGTAAGAAGCTCATCCTCATTGAGGACGATATGGAGGACCTTAAGACCTGCTTCTGTCATGGTCCCAGCGAACCAAGTCTTCCCAACTCCACTGTCACCATGAACTAGGATGTTCAGGTACTTGACCTTATCTTCAGGTCCACGAGTCTTAACCGGAGAGGCTTTCTCAGGAGGTTTCTCCTCGGTAGGTTGTTCCTTAGGTTTCTCCTCCTCAGGGGCTACCTCTTCTGCCTTTTCAACGGATTCAGTTTCTTCAGTAATTGCTTTTTCCTCTGCCATGTTTACCTCCCATTATTCCTCAACTCGTTCTCAATGTTATTCCTCAGGTTCCTTCTCCACCCTGGGTTTGATGGACTTCACATACAACTCCTCAATGATGTCCTCGATATCTAACCCTGTCTGCTCAGCATTACACAATTCAAAGTATTCACAGTGACAACGTCCCATGGGAGTCGGGTATAGGTCCTCCGGGGGAGTCCTTAGGATATCCTCTCCAATGTGGATAAACATATTTTGGAAATAATCCAATTCATATTCATCCCTGATGAGGATGGTCCTATGGTACTTTGTCTTAGAGTATTCTAAGACGTTGTAGATGGTGCCCATCGAGCCTGTTACTAGACAAGATCCGACAGATTGGTAATCCAGATTAAAGTCACCCAAGTGGTACCTAGACCTCACCTTGTGCTCTAGGATAAACTGAGAACCATCTCTAATTACAACAGTGTCAGGTATAGCTAGAAGGTGGACTCTTGGAGTTAGTTCTAGGTCTCTTGGTGTCTCTATCATGACCACATCGAAGTTGTCCCTCTCGGATGCCCACTCATGATAACCCTCAAGCAGGTTCTGAGAGATAGAGGCCACTTTTCTCCATGCATCAGTAACTTCTTTCTTAGCATCAGGACCAGGTTTACAGAATATGAGAGATGACGCTAATACACTAATGAGAGAATCTTGGTCACGGTCCCTAGGCTGGTCAATATAATATCCCGCAAGGGATTCGGAGACTACAGTCCCCAAGGTAAGGGGATAATCCTTGTGGATCTTAACCAACTGCTGGTTATAACGCCAATGATAACTTTTCCGGCATCTAACCCAACGTTTTATCCTTGTGGGGCTAAGAGTTATTTGGTCTGCCACTGAGAACCCCCTTAACTCGTTGAAATTCTTCCTGGGTTATAATATGCCTGCCGAACCTTCCAATGGGAACTCGGGTCGTTTTAATTAGTCCTCTTTGGACCCAACGACAAGCCCTGTTCCTATTCATTCCTAGAAGTTTGGCAGCCTGCATCAGAGTATAAGTATTTGTATTCATGTATACTCAATTATAGCTAATGGGATCCACTTTGTCAATTAAACCCTAAGACAGCTTAACCCCACTAGGTGGATCCTAGTAGGGCTAAGTTGTAGGAGCTAGAGGGGGAAGACTTACTGGGGGTTGAGTCTCTTCCCTGGTTACGCTACCCCTATGTCCCAGGACATTCCCAAGGCATCTCTACTTACCCCAGCAGCCAGACACTACTAATCTTCCTCTTCTACTTCGGCAGCTGCAGCCTTCTCGGCCTTGGCCTTCTCCTTCGCGACCTTCGCGGCCTTGATCTTGGAGACCACACCGGCTACCTCATTGGGCTGGAAGGTCCATCTCTGTCTCTTCTCAGCCTCTCCCCTGATGCTGAGTCCCCTTAAGATAGCACGAGCTTCCCGGGGCTCAACTCCAGCCTGCTTGGCGACATCCTTCAAAGCAACCCCTTCGGGCTCTTTCTTTTCAGCCGCCTTCTCCACTCCCTTCCCCTTTGCTTTTTCCTCTGCCATGGTTTTCCTCCTTTCTTAAGAATTTGGATTAAAGATAGTTTGTATCTTATACTCTATCATTATAACATAGAGTAACCGAATTGTCAATGTATGGATTAGAGGTGGATTAAAATTTATATTCGTAGGGACTGGTTACTCAATGTAACTTATAACCAAGTTAAGCTTCCCTAAGCCAACTGAGAATAAAGCCGACAGAGACTATCAGTAAAGTGCCCACAAGGAAGGCCGCAATGCAAGCAATTGCAGTCACTAGCCATCCTAATATCTGTCCCTCTATATGACCATGTTGTGGGTTGTTAGATAAAAAGACAGGAATTATTAGGTAGCTCCCAAACAGGTAAAAGAGAACTCCTCCACACACTAAACTCGCCAACCGTTTTCTATTTACCTTCATGTACCTATCCCCCTTATTATTTCATTGTCCCATAAGGCATTTCCTACAGATTTGCCTCTTGGAGTCCCCAAGGCAGTAGCGGCATACCATACGGTCACACCGAATACATCGGTAGTGAGTAGAGGTCCTACGTCCACATATCCTACAAGGAGGTAATCTTGTATCTTCAGGTTCCATTATCATCATAATGTTATTTCCTGAAATTTATTTTCCTTTCCATGCAGGGGACTATGTAGGGCCTCACTATGTCTACAAACTCATAAACCTCATATCTTCTACTTAGCCTCAGCCTGTAGGCCCCCAAGGACCTTTCAATGAACTTAAAGGAAAGACCATACTTGCTCTTAAACCAGTCCCTCACCAGACAGTTCTCTTCGAGAGAAAACCCTTCCGTACACAGGCTAACCATTGGACGTCCAGGTCTGCCTAGGGATAGGCTTCCGTCGTCCATGTACCAAACCGCCAACCCCAAGTCACCCAACTTCTCCAGAACTTCTGGAGGTACTATCTTTTTCCCATTAGGATAGAATAATTTATGGAGTTCTGTGAAGACTGAATGTGATCTGGATCGGAACCACCATCTAGTTCGGAACCCAGTTCTGTCTTTGAATTGACGGACTGTAAGTTTTGGAATGTGCCGGAAGAGCCCCGTAGTCTCCAATTCCTTATACTTCCAAAAGACATATTCCCTGTCTTTATCACAGTGACCGTTGCGGAACAGAGCATTCCTGCTTCTAACTGTGGTCATTCGGAGATCAGAGTCCCCAAGAAGGGTTCCAAGGATTATCTGTTCCTGTCTAGAAGTCAATAGCATCAGTCTCCCCCTGAGGCCTACTTACTAAAGCTAATAAGTACCTGGAGGTACTTACTTATCTCCTGAAATTTCTCTTAAGCTCCTCCGCTTCCTCGGGAGAAAATAGCCAGGCAGACTTTGCCTCTTCTGGGGGCCTCCAATTAGATTTCCTAAGCCAAGAGCGTAGTTTCTTGGACTCTATATTTAGTTCTTGGGCTAGGGTAGCCACAGAGACTGCGCCCTCAGGTATAGGCCTTGAGGTTCTAGGGGTTCTTTGATAACCAGGAGCTCTACTAGACTTCCTCCTGGAACCACTCACAGGGGCTAGGGCTTCTCTAAGCCTGAAGTTACCCTTGGGAATAATACTCTCATTAGGAACTATTTTCCCACATTGTAGGCATTTCCAGCCAGTAGTGGGATAGAAAACAGCACAGACGAAGCTAGAGAAGTTGCAGTGGGGACAAGTATAGTCAAACCCATAGTCTTGTTCCATTTCCACTCCCATCTGTCTTATTGAGACTATTTGGTCTCCTTGATGATAAAGCATCCATGTTATTCCACAGTGCTGACAGAACCTAGTAACCTCAGCATGGTCATCAAGCTCCTTAACCTCCTTGAGCTCTAAATCTAGCCCACATACTGGACAGTTCATGGAAAACCCTCCTAGTGTTATTCTTTCTGGGCTTTCTTCGCTTCTGCCCGTTTCTTCCTACGCTCTACCCTCTTAACCTTCTTCAACTCTGTCTGGTGCTTTCGGAGCTCTTCGAGCTTTTCCTTACCCTCAGCTTCTGTCTCAGGGTCTTCCATCATCTTCCTAAGGATAGCATGATTTTTTCCCTGGCATGCACATGTGCATTCTACTCTTCGGGCTAGTTGACATTGGATTGGATTCGAACAAGCTGGCATGATGTGGTCACTTCCTTTCGTTAATGATTCTCTATGAGGATACTGCTGGCCTCATAGCTCTTGGTCACCCCCTCGAAGTTGTCCTCATAGTGACGAGAGATAGGGCTATCCCCAAAGCCAGTGGCTACCTGATGCCCACATTTTGGGCACTCCCAGAGATCTGCATCCCAGAGGTTGACAGGGCCATAGTCAGCCATGTCAAGGACTCCGACTCCATTACGTTCTGGATGCATCTCCACTTGGCAGGCAGCGCATACCGGCCTGTGATAGCCCTTGTACTTGGTGAGAGATCCCAGTGTCTCCTTCATGGCCTGCTGCATGCAAGCTATGTCCTCCCCATCATTTTCCCTCTCTCTATTGAAGATCTTGAGAGCTCCCTGGGCCACTGACCTGGTTATCACTGCTTTCTCCATGGTCTTCCTCCTTATTAGTAATGATTACTATTATTATATGGTTTAGTTAAACCTTATCCTTCTTATGTTCTTCCAGACACCAGCCTTTGCGCATAGCTCGCGTCCATGTCTAAGTGAGTCTTCTACAAAGTAAGGATCGACAAAGGAGTCGTAAGACATACGCTCCTCGCATAGGATGTATAGTAATAGCCCCACTTCCTCTATTGAGTCCATTGCCCTAATCCAATTCTTTGCCCTTCCCTTCATGTGGATACCTCCTTAGGTTATTCCCTTTAAGCCTTTCTCATCATCTTTAGCCATATCCGAAAGACCTTGTGCCTCAATAGACCCATCTTAGACTTGTTCTCCCTATACCAGCCTCTTACCGCAACGTAGTAATTCACCTTCCACATGTCAGAGCACGGTCTCTAAGATCCTGCTTCTCAAAGTCGGTTCCCCAGGTTTCTGTCAAGCTAATGACGATCTCATGGGCATCATCGGTAGTAATCTCTCGACCACTAATGTAAACTTTCTTCTTGTTACTTAGCTCTAAGATAACAATCATGAGGTTACCTCCTTATGCCAATACCTATAAGGTAGCTTAATCTTTGGAAAGAAATACCTAGCATCTTCCCTTGAGAGCTTGCATCCCCATTGAGCTACATACCTCAAGGTGCCATCTTCATCATAAGAATCTGAGGCGTCAGTTCCTATGTAAGCAGCCCAATCAACACCCTTGGTTATACAAGCCACAATAGCCATCTGCTTTCCACTCTGGTTCCAGAATCTAGCTTCGACTGATTGTTGGTAATCATCCTCTTCAAAAGTATAATATCCTTCTATTCTTTCTGCCATGTTTTTCCTCCTTCCGTAGTTCCTCAAGCCTCATCTCAACGGCCTTGTCTACCTGAGCCAGTTGTTCCCTAGTAGGAAAAGGAACTCTAAGCCCACTACGGTAAACTATCCCATTTTCAGCTCTTTCTCGGTCTTTCCTCTTGCTCATAAGGTTCTCCTTCCCTCTGCCTTTCTAATTCCTGCTGGCGTTCCACTATTGCCAACTCCATCAAGACTACTGGGTCCCCACAGTGAAGTCTATCCAGAAAGGCAAATTTCTCCTCTTCACTATTGAAGTGTAGCTCAACCATTTATCTCTCCCCCTTAGGTTCTTTATTCCGTAGTCTAACTTCGCCGAGGATAAACATGGAGTGTCCAGTCTTCTCCACATGGTCCTCGGCTTCACTCTGTTTGTGGCACTTGTATCCACATCCACAGTTGAAGTCGACCTTGAACTTTACGGGACTTTTCTCTGCCACTGGTTATCACCTCCTTTCGGATAAAAATTTAGCCCTAGGAAAACAAGCCTCGACCTCCATATAGGAATTAGTCATCTTCACGAAGAGCTTGAACACTTCCTTATCGAGCTTACCTTCTAGGGCTTTAGTTGCTAGGTTACGGATGTATATCTGCCTGTCAGGGCCAAAGGTGGGCATGTGGAGGGCCAGTTCTTTGGCCTCATGTAAATTCTCTTCTTTAATGAGGGCCCTATCAGCTTTGGAGCCTTCAGCTT